AGGTCGCGGGGAATGGTGTATACGAGCGGGTCGCCGGTGGTGAGGAGCGCCACTACATCCCACACCGGGTAGCCGGTCGCCGCCATATACCACCGCGCCTGAAGCTGCACCCGCGCCGGGATGTCGTCCGCGGTGTCGCCCCATCGGTGCGCCTGATCCCAAGAGACGAGCTTTGCGTCGACGCCGCGGGGCTCGAATTTGCAAATCGCGTCCGGGGTGTAAATCATCCATGGCCGCTCCGGATGCCGGTACGTCTCGTCGAGAAATTGAACCGCGCGCCCGGTGAACTCCTCGTAGTAGTCGATGATGCCCCGTTCGAGGATCTTGCCGAGCCGCATCCGCGGCGTCGGAGCCGGAGCCTGATAGTCGCTCCGCTTCGACCACCAAACCGCGTACGCGTCGCGGTAGTCGTCAACTCCAAGGATCGGCGCCACGTCAGTCCCGCCGATGCCGCATCGCCTTATGTTCGGGTCTAACACCGCGCGCCTCCTGAGATAGCCGCCACGCCTCGAACGCGCGGCATATGTCGCACACCCACGCGTGGCCGAACCACGCGCCTCCGGCCCGCGCTCCGCACACGTCGCATAGATACACGTCCTCCATTGGCCTAGCTTTCCTGTTTTGAAATTCGGCGAGTTACGCCGTTTTGGCGAGCCTGCGACGCCCCGGCCCGCGCTCGACGCCGAGCCGCTGCGCGTCCGCGTCCGGGAGTTTTTCGAGGAGCTCCGAGAGGATCTCCCCGAACGGCGAGTACGCCGCTTTATGCAACCGCCGCCGCGCGCATTCGCCGATGAGCTTCAGGTACGCGCTATCGGTGATCTGCGCGGTTATGCGCTTGAGTCCAGCCACACGAGCCCCCTTGACGAGGCCCCGAGTTGCTCGCCCCGCCGCTTTTACGTCGTATTGTCGTTTGGATTTCCGACTCTTACGATATGGAAAATATATGCCCGCGACTTGATTTCGTCAACGCGGTATCTTGCTGCATTTAGGCAACATAGACGCAACAGTAATGCGCTTTATATGCGCCTGAAATTCCCAAGTAACTGAATTTTAAACCCAAATGTTTGTAGATTGTTCGCCGAATGGACCCCGGAATGGAAATTTTCCCCTCTCCGGTGGCCCATTCCACCCGGAGCCGCTTAGAGCAATTTGTTGATGACGCCTTCGACCGCCGATTGCAACGCCGCGTCGGTCACCGCCGCGCCGTCCTGTTGCACTGCCGCGTCCATCACGGTAGGCGGTTGCACGACTTGCGCGGTGATCTCCGGTTGTTGGAAACATTGCGTCGCCCACCGCAATCGCGCCGTGTGACCGCCGATCGTGGAGGCTTCGGATTCGATGTAATCGGCGTACTTCAGGCACGCGACTTTCACGCGCCCGCGAAACGCCATGTCGTTCATTAACGCGGCAGATTCCTCGTAAGTCATAAGTGTGCTCCTTTTTAACTCAGCGCAACGGAACCGCTCTTGATCGTGCCGTTGGAATACTTCACCTTGAAACCGAGCAGATTGCCGCCCTCATTCAAGTAAAATGACACCGAGCCATTTATCAAATCTGTATCATTAGCAATAAACGTAGGCGTTGATATTACTAGTCGGCTTCCGCCCGAGCCAATCGTCACCTGTCCGCCGCTCCCGTTCAATGTAAGCTGGTCAAAACTGACGCTATCCGTTTGCGATTGGATCGAAGCATAACCGGAGGCGCGATAGAATACGATACACTGATTCGTAGCCCCGTAATAATACCGCGCCTGATTGCCGCCTGACGCAACTACTAATTGAGCCTGACCTAACCGCGTTGTGTCAGTGAGCGCGATGCCAACGGAGCCGCCTGCCTGAATCGTCATCGCCACCGTGTTGGACGCGCCGAACTGCAATGGATACGCGCCCACGCTCGTCACAAACGCCGCATTAGCGGTGCTGCCCACTACCGCCGTGCCGCCGCCTCCCTCCACGCCGACCATGCAAGAGTTAGTCGGATTTTTGATCCAGTTCCGCGCCCATGTGGCCGTGGAAACCGTCGTGTAGATTTCCTGCAAGCACTCAAGACTTGCGCCGGGATTGGTCACGCCGATTCCCACGCGGCCCTGATTAGTGATACGCATCCGCTCTCCCACAGTCGCGCCATTATCAGAGCGGGTTTGAAAAACCAACGCGCCGCCTCGATTATTCGCCGTTGTTCCGTCTGTCATCGCAAAAATTTGGCTTATGCGTTTATCGCCAGTACGCGCGGTGTCGCTAAACGCGAACACGCCAGATATATTTCCGGCAGCGTCCGGTTGACCGCCTGCTAATTCGACCATGGCGTAACCCGTGCTGCCTTTAATGCTAAGAAACGTATAACCCGCTGTTGCGCCGCTATAGATCGGCACCGTCGTCGTCCCGATGCCCACATTCCCCGCGTTGTCGATCCGCATCCGTTCCGCAAGCGCGCCGCCATCCGCCTTCGTGTTGATATAGAGCGCGCCGCCTCGATTATTCGCCGTGGAACCCGACAGGATCGAATTAATAAGCACTACACGCTTATCTGCGTTGGTGCTATTTGAGTCGGTCCAGCACACCTGTCCGACAATTTGTCCATCGCTATCAGCCGCGCTATGCGCCAATTCCAACATTCCCGCGTCTGATGGTCCCTTGATCGTTAGATAGCGTCGGTTCGTAGCACCCGGCGACACCGGTATCGTCGTCGTCCCGATCCCGATATTCCCCGCGTTGTCGATCCGCATGCGCTCCGCCGCGCCTATTGTGGAATTATCTGACCGCGTGGCGAATATCAACGCTGCGCCGCGATTGTTCGCCGTTGCGCCGCTTCGCAGCATGTAGACGGACCCTAGCCGCTTGTCGGTCTGATTGTTTATCGGATCAGTGAAAGCCAGCATTCCAGCTAGAGCGGCGTCCGCATCCGCCGCGCCGGTCGCTACTTCAATGACGCCGCCGTCGCTGGCCCCCTTCACAGTCAGATACGCGCGACCCGCGACGGCGCTGCTGATCGGAATCCCCGCCGCCGTCGCAACGCCGATGCCGATATTCCCGGCGTTGAACAACCGGAACGTCGCCGCGTTGATATCCGTCAACCATGGCGTCTGAGTGCCCGCGCCCGCCGCCGCCCACTTCACGCCGAGCGTTTGCGCGGAATCCGCCATGAGCACAAATCCGTCCGTGCTCACCGCAAGCGCCGACACTGCGGTTGCGCTACGCACTAGCAAATCGCCCTTAGCCGTGGTGGGGTCGAGGATACCGGGAGTCGCGGTCCATGCGCCGTCGCCTCGCAGGAAATTGGACGTCGATGGCGTCCCCGTCCCGAGACGCGCTGGCGGAAACACGCCGCTTGCGACGTCGCCCGCCGCGATGGCGTTCCATGCGCCGTCGCCCCGGAGGTAGTTCGCCGTCGAGGGCGTGCCCGTGCCGAGCCGCGCCACCGCGAACACGCCCGAGATCACGTCCGCCGCCGCGTGCGTGTGCGCGGACGGTGGAAACGTCGCCGGTTTGCTGGAGATGACGCTCCAGTCAATCGCCGTGATCCATGCCGGGTTCGCGTACGATCCCGAGGTGACGACGCCGTTTACTCCGGTGACGTCCGCGGTCGTCAGAACCACCGCGCCGGTTCGCCCGAATACGGTCTTGACGTCCGCCGCGAGCGAGCGGTCCGCGGAGAGGTCGCCGCCGCCCGAGAGCCCCGAGCCCGCCGCCGTCGTGATGAGGCGGGAGGTCGGAGCCGCGCCCACCGTCGCCGCGGTGACGGTGGCCCAATTGACGCCGAGCGCCGCCGCCGAGTTGGCGACGAGCATCTGCCCGTTCGAGCCCACCACGAGCCGCGATAGCGCCGACGCCCCGCGGGCGAGCATGTCGCCCTTGACGCTCGTCGGGTCCGAGACGGACACCGCGCCCACCGCTTGCACGTCCGTCCAGAGGTCCGAAAGACATTGCACGACGCTGTTCTCATGCGAGCTCGTGATCTTTTGCCCGGTCGTCACCGTCGGCGGGATCACCGGCGTCACCGGAAAACTGATCGAACGTTCTGCCATGGGGCCTCCTATTGCGCCGCGGGAACCGCCGCGGTCTGCTTGACGAGCTCGCGCCGGTTCGGGGCCACGCCCCAATTGCCTTGGAGCTTGTGCAGCCTGACGAAATACGTGAGCATCGCGTTTCGCGCCGTATTGATTTGCCGCTCCTGCTCGTCGAACTGCGCGAGGAGCTCGATAGCCGCGTCGTCGAGCGGGTAGAGCTCCTGCTCCGCCGCGCCGTTGCCGTTGTTGTTCTGTTCGTCCATATGACTCCTTATCCGGTTAAAAGTCCGCCCGTGAAATAGAGCGTTGTGCCGCTGATGGTGACGGTTCGGGTCTGCCCCAGATTGCCGCCAACTTGAAATCCGCCGTCCGCGCGCACCCGGCCCGTGCTGCCGTCGAGGAAAATGTAGTTGCCCCCGGCGGTGTTCTGAATGGTGAGCTCGCCGTTCGCGGTCGACGGAGCCCGGTTGAACGCCGCTACTTTCGTTCCGCCGTAATAGATCACCATGCCGCGCGAAATAAACTGCGCCTTATCATTTCCGCCGGTGTTATTCAACGCCAACGATCCGTAGCCCACGTCATCGAACGTCGACGGACTGGTTGCAAGCGTGCTGCCGCCGCCGCTTACGCTAAAGCTCGCATTGATGATAGACAGATTGCCGCCCGTGTCGGTCTTCACCTTGGCGTCGCTATAGCTCGAACCGCCCGCGCCGAATAGCTGGAACCATCCGCCGTAATTGCCGGTGGCGTCGAGGTAGCCCATTTCGCCGACCATCGTGCCGCCGTTGTATACGCGGATGCGCCCCGGTTGGCTTGGCCCGCCGACGTCGATGGAGTAGCTGTTGAGTTGCGCCGACGACACCGTGCCCGCGGTGATCTTGCCGCCCGAGACGTTCCCGATTTGGGAATCGCCCACCGTGCCGACGTTGATTACCGCGCCGTTGACGCTCCCGATTTGCCCCGCGGTGATGGTGCCCGAAATCGCCGACGCGTTGACGCTCGCGATTTGCCCCGCCGCTATCGTGCCGGTGATGGTGGAGGCCGCAACGGACGCAATTTGTCCGCTCGTGATCGTGCCCGCAATTGCGGTTGCGTTCACGCTCGCGATTTGCGACGCGGTGAGCGTGCCCGTAATCGTGGAGGCCGCGACGCTCCCGATTTGCGAGCTTGTGATGGAGCCGGTGATTTGCCCCGCCGTGATGGAGGCAATTTGTCCGCTTGTGATACTGCCGGTAATTTGTCCCGCCGTGATGCTTTGGATTTGCGCGGCGACGATGAGGCCCGTAATCGAGGTCGCCGAAATGCGCCCGATGGAATAGAAATTAGTAAGCGAACCCTGCGGGTTGTCGTTGAGATTCCATGACGTGCCCGCCGCATTCATCTGGTAGAAATGCCCGTCGGGCTCGTAATAAAAAAACGAATTTGCCGGGAAATTTTTATTCGGCAACGTCGGAGGCCACGGGTCCGACGTCTTGACGATGCGGACGGGCTTCAACGCGTCGGCGTATTTTGCAATGTCGCTGATGATCTGGTCCGCGAGTTGCGACGAAACGACGACGCCGGTAATGGTCGTCGCGCTGACGCTCCCGATTTGTCCGCTCGTGATGGAGCCGGTGATGGTGGTCGCCGCGACGCTCCCGATTTGTCCCGAGCTAATCGAGCCCTGAATGCTCGACGCGTTGACGGTCCCGATTTGGGACGCCGACACTTGCCCCTGAATCGAACCCGCGTTGACGGTCGAGATTTGGCTCGCGGTCACTTGCCCCAGGATTGTGTTGGCGTTGACGCTCTGGATTTGCCCCGCGGTCACCTTGCCCTGAATCGTGGTGGCATTGACGCTCTGAATGGAGCCCGCGGAGAGCCCCGGCGACGCGATGCTCGCGTCGGTGACCGAGCCCGGAGCCGGGGTCGACTTGCCGAGTGGAAACGCGCTTTTCCACCGGGTGCGCTGGTCGAGCAGCCGGAGATACGTCTCCAAGTCCGGTTGCGCCGCGCCGAACTCCGCCCGGTACTCGACGAGCGCCGGGTCTTGCCAGACGAGCGCGAGCGAACGGATGATGTAATTGCCGTTGATGCCGAGCGAATCCTCGACGATGTACACCTGCTCGCCGACGTGTAAGCCATCCGTCCAGATGGTGAAAGAGCCCTGTTCGATAGGCTGCTTGTACTTGAGCACCGTGGTTTGCGCCCGGAGCGAGGCGTCGGAGGCTTGCGTAATCTGCTCGTCCACGATGGAGTAATCGAACTCGCCGTACGTCGAGATGGAGGGCGGGTCGGAATACTCCGCCTGCGCGAGAATGCCGGTCGCCGGGTCCACCGCGCCCCGCACATACGCGTGGTTCACCGGGTTCGAGAAATCCCGTTTCCATCCGTCCACGCGCACCGGAAAGGTGGTCGTGTAATCCGGCGACGTCGAGAGCCCGTACGCCGCCGCCGGAACCGAGCCCGCGGGGCCGTACCAGAGGTTGGCGTCGAAATCGACATGCCACTCCGCCATCGAGAGCCCCGCGATGTCGTCGAGCACCTGCCGGATGGTTTTCGCTTTCCACTCGAACGCCTGAATGGAGGTGGAGAGGGCTTGCGTGACATGCGTCGCGTGAATGCGCGCGCAGAATTTTCCGACGAGCGCCTCGATGAGGGCTTTGTCGGTCGCGGGCATCGTGATGGTGTACGAATCGTCCCATGCGACGGAGCGGTCGAGCCAAGAGGCGTGGTCGTTGAGCTCGCACTCGTACAGCACCTCCGGCGTCGTGTCGGTCTGTTTCATCGAGAGGCCGTACACGAGCCCCTCGAATAGTTTGGTGACGCCGTCGCGCGCGTCGAGGATGGTCACCGGGTAGAGCTCGCCGACATCCACCGCGTAGTAATCGACGTCGTAATACGCGTTGTCGTAGGTGGCGAGCTCGCCCGGAGCGCGCCCGATGAGGGTTATGGACGCGGTCGCGAGCCGCCGGGTGGAATCGTAATTGATCCGGGTCGCCGACAGGATCGCCGCGTCGTTGACGTTTTCGCCGTTGACGAGAATCAGCGCGTTCACCGGAGAGTCGCCCCGACGAGTTGCCGCGAGAGGTTCGCGGCAATCTGGTTGCCGAGCGTCCGCGCCGCCTCCGCGGTGGTGAGCCCGCTCGCGGTGACGTTGACGGTGATGGTCCGCGGCCCGGATTCCGCGAGCGCGTTTTCGATGCTCTTGCCGGAGACGAGGAGCGCGTCGAGGCGCACGAGCGCGTCGAAGGTGTGCGCGGAAATGTCCGCCGTGAAATTCCGGATCGTCTCGAATATCGGGGTGATAACGCCGGTCCAGTCGTAGAACTTGTTGCGGAGATCC